CTGGCGTGGTGAAAGAACCAAAGAATATGGAAATGGTGCTGAAGCTGCTCGAAGCAATCTCATCGCTCCGAACACATGACTCAAAGCCAAAGCCGTACCGGCTGCTGACTGTGTTTGACTAAAGCCTGTGCCTAAGCTCGTCAAGTCCGAATCCAGCTTCGCTGCCACAGCGTTTCCGAGAGCGGCTCCGCCTTCACTGGCAATATCATCGCCTGATCCCATCTGAACCAGATCGCTTACTGTTGCTGCGATAACGTGTTCTGATACTGTTGCAGTTCGTGCTGTTGATGTGAGTGCCACAGCCGTTGTCGTTGTTGCTTCAGTCGCTTCTGTCACATTACTTGAAGTTAATTTTGTCCAATCACCAAATTGGACTGAGTTTGATCCTCTCGCTGCCTGTTTTACAGTCACGATTGGATACATCACGTTGACCTGGTTGAATGCCAATGTAGCATCGCCGACAGTTTTGCCGATTCCACCTGCCATCGTGGAGGTATTAGTTAAAGCCATTTTTAATTCCTTTTAATAAGATTTAATAAAATTCAGTCATACGATTTCTTCATAGTCCCAGGACCGAATCCTCCGAACACTCTGATCTTATTCAATGGCTTACCTTTCTGTAATCTCTCACCACGCTCCTCGTGGATGTCGAGATAGTCATTATAACTGACACTTGAGCCTTTATATGAACATTCAATGTCTGCTCCGCCGTCAACTTTCTTATGACGGAGGTCATTGTCTGGGTCAAGTTTATTTTTTAATAAGTCAGTCGCCATATCCTATTTTGATCTTACCTGATGTCTGCGGATCATTGGCTTTCTTGTATCCTTTCGGATCAAGCGTTGCCCACTCCTCGAAAGAAGCATAACCGCCGGTTGATGTCGGTTTGGAATTGTCCACCGTAGCCGGTGAAGGTTTCGTATTGACTTTTGAAACATGAACCTCCAGTTTAGCAAGAGGAAGTCCATCATAGATCGCACGGTCATCTTCAGGCAACTGAGATAATAACGACTCACGCCGGGATGCCTGGTATTCATCAAAAGCATTCGCCTTGTTCTCGGCAACTTCAAGCTTGGATGTCATATCAGCCATGATCTTATCATATTCGCCTTTTGATTCCATTTCTTTCAGTTTCCGATTCTCTGATTGTTGTTTCGCTTCCTTACGGAGTGAATCCAACTCGACTTTTAATGTGTTCTTTTCGTCAACCATTTCGCTGAACCGTGCGTATGGTACTTGATTGACGGACTGCTTTTCTTCACTTGCAGTTGAAGCGGTGTCCTGTTTTACGTCCTGGACTTCGACTGTTTGCTGTTCGCTCATTTTAACCTCTTTGTTTTGAGTAAGAAATTCATTTGCCGATGTTTATCACAATATCATCTCTTGACCACTTGCTGATATTCTTGTCGAACTGTTTTCCAATTCGTTTATTCACTCTTTCCGTTATCGGCTTTAAAACTTTTGTATTATCAAGCATATCCCATCCACGTTTGATGTTGCCTTTCATCTTTTCAATATTATATCTCAACATCCCAAGTGATACCTGATTCTTTGATACCTTCTCACGCCGTAGATCATCCAGCATCTTCCCGGTTAATGTGAGATCAGGCTTTGTTGATGTGGATGCCTGTGGAACTCCTCTTGGTGCGGCACTCCTCTCCTTCTTCAAGTTGGCATATTGTGGATTGTAACTTCCGCCTAATACCTTACTTCCACGAACAAGACGGCGGACTTCATTAGCGATAAAGTCACCAATATCTGACCATGTATTAAGTGGAATATCCACGATCCTTTCTGCGTTTAATGGTTTAGGCATTTGCCATCTGTTCCTTGATTGCTGAACCTTTGTATTGATCTCTTGATAAATATCTTTGTGCCTGATGTCGGCAGTTGAAATGTGTTCCGTTTATAAATGCACCTGGAAACACTGATTCAAACTCTGCCTGAGTCATTGGTCCGAGTCCCATAAGTTCAAGACATTCTCCACTTGTTCTTTCATCAACCGGACCTTCCCAGATGTACAGTGTATCTGTTGGAGAATTGTTTGCCATTTCGTTTGTCACACTTCTGGAGAATCTTCTGAGGTTCTCGTTCACTAATGCGTTCGCCTGATGTGGCTGGAATCCGATACGTTCTAATCTTAATGCAAATGCTTCTTCACTTAATCCACCTATAACACTCTGAACCATAGTGGACTTGATAGTGTTACCGGCTTCGATCAGTTTTGATTTAACCAGGAAGCTGTCAGTTGTCATAAGACTGCGGATCATTTCTTCACTGATATCTGCAAAGGCATCCATCCTCTTTAATTCCTGTAAATATCCTGACATCACTGCTTCCAGTTCACCGTTCAGCTTGAACTCAACCATTACAAGATGTTCAATATCAATATCAGTTAGTTCTCTGACAATTCTTTCACGACTTGCACCAGACTCTTGAAGTTTTCCGTACAATACAGAGAAATGATCCTGGACCTTTTCCCAAGCTAAACCGAATTTCTGTGGATCAAATGATGCCATTATGCTTGTAGAATGTCAAGTAAAGGTGTTGTTGTTTGTGGAACTGGTGCTTCTGCCGGTGCTTCTGCGATCTTCTCTTCTTCCAGTTCGCCCATCTTTGATTTCAATTCTGCATCACTCATATCAGGATTGAACTTTAATAATAATTCTTTGCGTGTGATCAGGTTATGTCTTAACTGGAATTCGATCCATGCCATCTCATCACTTACCGACTTCGGAAATCCTGCTTCCGCATAATCAATCGCAAGAGTTTCAGGCAAAGACTTGCCAGTGTGTGTTTGATATATAATATTATCAATTTCATATCGACTCTGCTCCCATTCTCTCCACAGTGGAATATCTGATTCCCGGACCTCCAGGTTCTCCATTGACATGATCTTCAACGCTTCGCCTGATGGTGGTGTGCCACCTTCTCCCCACCTGACCGCCAGTGAATGATTCTGTGCCACTTGGTTGATCATCAACTTGATGGATTCAAGATTACCACGTATATCTGAGTTCGGACTTACATATTCAAACGATGAAGCCGGATCACTTAACAGGATGAGTTTATCAATACCTGATTCAATCGTATCCTGGTCTGTGATACCTCTGGCGATCGGTTGTCCAAGATTGAAACGGATGCCTAATGCGATCTCTGTCATGGCGATGGATATCTGAACTGCTGCACGAACCACATCCAAAGCGTTGGACTGATAACAGGCGTGTGATATTGGAATGATACCGTATGGATTCACCATCTCCGGATTACCTGGAACTGCTTTGATCTTTCCGCTTTGTGAGAACATGAAGTGTTGTCCCATCTCACCATCTCTTGACTCTGACCAGAATACAAATTGTCTGTCACTGTTCATGGCTCGTCCGATCTCATACGACACTGCGAACGGTTCTGATTCACCGTTGACATAATACTTCTTCACGTTAGGAAGGATATCATATTCCAATCGTTCTTTGTTGGTGTTCCACTTAGTACGCATGGAAGCATCACCCATCAACCATGTCAGTTCTGCCATCTCACGAGTCTTCGTGTTCAGGTGATATGCTATCTCTTTATAATCATCATTCTCTTCACCGTCCAGAAGTCTCAGTGGTGGATTCTTGTATAATAACATTCTTGCTCTGGCGAATCGTGGAACGATGGACTGAGGAAACGCTGGAACCTGTCTCAGATGTTTTGATCCACTGAACCATTCATCAATATGTGAGTCCAGGTTGCGGTTGTAATAGAAGTCCAGTGCCGTGTTCCGTTCTGCGATCTCATTATCTTCTTTTAAATATTCAGAATGCTTGATAGACTTTAATATTGCATCCTTACCATATTCCGGTAGGACTACCTTGTTCACTGACTCACCGAAGTAATTGTTTACCATTGTTTCACCGTTGCGATACGTTCATGGATCGGAAACAACCAGTTGATTGCATATCCCATTGCATCTGAAGCGTGTGACTGTTCCGGATCACGTTTGTCAATATCACCATTACGCCAGACGTTACGCTCCATGTCCATAATAAGATTTGGACAATTAGTGAATGTGATCCGCTCTTCACGTAATAGACGATTGACTGCGTTCACACGATCACGGACTGGTGGATTCTTGCGTGGTGCTAATACTTGGAATCCTGCTTGTCGCATGATATCGTGATCTGATTGACTTGATGAGGTCTTCCGTGCTGATCCTGTGCTATCCGGCATAACTTTGATGCCTGGATACTTCTCCTTCAGTGCTTCTGCCATATCATAAGTGCCTGAGTTCTTCAGTCTTATCTCATCAAACACCGCTATTTCTTTTGAAGTGTATGCAAAGATGCAAACTGTATTCGCATCTACGTTGTAATCC